ATCCAGGCGCTCGACCGCACCCAGCCGGGGCTGCCGATGAAGCGCGGCCGTTGCGGCACGATGACCCATGATTACAAGCGCCACGGCACCACGACCCTATTCGCCGCCCTCAACTTCCTCGACGGCAAGGTCATCGGCCAGTGCATGAGCCGCCACCGGCATCAGGAGTTTATCCGCTTCCTCAACAAGATCAACCGCCAAACCCCGGCCGAGCGCGCAGTGCATCTGATTGTCGACAATTACGCCACCCACAAGCATCCCAAGGTCGGCGCCTGGCTGACCCGGCATAAGCGCTTCTATTTCCACTTCACCCCAACCTCAGCCTCCTGGCTCAACGCGGTCGAGGGCTTCTTCGCCAAGCTGACCCGGCGGCGGCTCAAACGCGGCGTCTTCACAGGCATCGTCGACCTCCAGGCTGCCATCAATCGCTTCCTGCGAGAAACCAATGCCAATCCCAAACCCTTCGTCTGGGCCGCCGACCCCGATGCCATCATCGAAAAAGTCCGCCGCGGGAAACAAGTGTTAGAGTCGATCCCACTAGGGTTTTGAGAAGCTGGCACGCCCGAGAGGAGTCGCACCCCTAACCTCTGATCCGTAATCTGGTGCGGAAGAGCTAAGATACGCTAATGCTAGACAGTGAATCTGATCCATTGGCGGCAAAAATTGGAAAGAGGTCACTTACTATTATGATAGTTATGGATTAGGTTTAACCTCATAGGTTACTTCGTTACTTTGCATCATGGCGCCACATTTGAGATCCTCCCTCGTAGTCCGTTTCGCCGGGCTGGCAAGCGGCGCGCTATCAGGCCGAAATGCGCTCCCACCAGGTCGACTCGCGCGGTCGCATACTGGGGAATCCGTTTCGCAAAATAGACAATTGCGCGAGTTTCGAGCGACATGTTCTCTTTCGCGCTAGGGCTTAGGAGAACTTTGCAATGGAAATCGCGCGATAGCGGGCTATTTGAATCGTTTGCTTTTAGCGGTACTCCAACAGCGGCAAGAGTGGAAGTTTCCCCTGGTCTCAGAGCCGAATTGTAATCGCATGAAGGCCCAGAAGTGTGCGACTCAAAATGAGGAGCTCCACGAAGGCAATATAATTACTTAACGCTGGCCATTGAAGCCTTGAATCCTTGCTAAAAACTCCAACCTCATGCATTATTAACTTCTGACACAAAAATTCTCAGGATCACATCACCTGCACATTTTCAAATATTTGCTATATGGCGTCTGCACTAAATCCTCGTAAATCACTAAGTGATCAAAATAGTTGTAGTGACTTGATCGTAAAAACTTGAGACTGTAACTATAATAATGAAATCTTTTTGTAAACTTCCGGACTAAAAATGCCTGGGCATTAAAGTATACTTTCGCCCGAAGTTGGTCATCCCACCTTGTTCGAGCGGCGAAATTCCTGGAGACGCAGTAACATGGCGAGCATGCGTTCGAGTTTCCGATCTAGTTGAACTTCGTATCGGCCGAGCCGTTCTAACTTGTCGCAGTCGAGCGCCTCGCCGAGGAGCTGCGTGCGGAATATAGACCGGTTTTCGGCACAAATTAGCTGATTCACACATTCGGGCAAGGCAAAGGTATCAAGGTATATCTCAAATGAGGTCGCGTCAGCTTTGAATAGCTCCGATGCTTGAGCCGGGTATTTATCATCCGTTTCTTTGGGCTCTGGGGCGAGTCGTTCTTGCCAAGATGTCCGCGTTTGTTCGTCGAGTTCGGCTAACGCGGCTTCGTACGCCCCTGGTTTTCCCTCTCTTAAAATTGCTAGTGCGCGCAGTAAGGCATTGCGTCTTTCGAACGCAGCAAGATCTCTTGCTGTCACCGAGGGCGTCGCTGAGACGATGTCCATGATGATCGGCCGAAGGCCGACCGTGAATGCTGTAATGAGAGTATCGGAAAGAGGCTCGGTCGCCTGTGCTATACCGCGCTGGTATGACCCCGCCTCTGCAAGCCGCAAGCGGCGCTTGCGCCAAATAACGCAGGCGATTTCTTCTACTAAATGCTCCTCGGTCGGGCCATGCGGCGTATATTCTTCCACGAGCGCACGCAGGAGTGATTGGTATTCTAATTTGTCCTCCCACGGCAAGACAGTGTCGGCGGACAGTATCCCATGCCGCACCGCGTTTAATCGGCTAACCTTGTACCTACGGTTTGATTTTTGGCGTGGGGGTGACCTTGTTTCCATGACCGTCCGAGCTGTGTTCTCAGGCTCACGATGCCTGGTTTCCGCGGTGGGCTCGGCGCCCAAATCGACATTGTCTTCCATCTTACTCTAAACTATCACGTTGTTACCACCATACCGGGAGCCGGAGTGGTAGAATCGGCACGCACGTAGCCTAAAACTGAGCGAATGTCCAGCTAGAGGTGGCTGCAGAGCCGCAATGAGGCGTCATTGCGAGCCTCTACGCTTTGAGCCCCTGGCTTCGTCTGCGAAATCAACGCCGATCGTCACCAGCATTGGAACAAAGGCGAGCGTGAGATTCCCTGCGCTTTGAAACCCAGTGCCTGCAGCGCGGCCGGCGTCAATAATCGGCCGCGACTGTTTTTTCGCCGGTGTCAGGGCATGAATTCGGCTGGACCGGAGCTGTGATCTTATACCGAGGTAGCGGGCATCGTTCAGTCGTTGACTTTCATCAAGTCAATCTGCTGGCGCGCCCGGAACACGATTCTCTCCCCGGCCTTGATATCCCCCGATACCGTCCACAAGCGGAAAGCCACGTTGAGCGGATCGATGCGCACCGTGCTCCAGAAGGTCACTTCACCAAACTGGTGTTGCAGCGCATGACAGTCGCTGCAGAGAGAGACGGTGTATCGATCCGACGGCTTCATTCCGGCGCCACCGTCAGATCCCCAGCGAATATGGGCGGCCTCCGAGGGAGCTGCTCTACCGCAGACCGCGCAAGGAAGCTGTCTGACAAAGGTCAAGTGTTGCATGCGCTTCCGGAGGTCCGGCTTAGGCTTGGCACGGGCCGTGCCACGGGGAATGCGGGATGCAGGCAAAATGTCGCGACTCAGGGAGCTATCTCGAGGCTTGCGTACAGCGCTGCCTTCAGCGCCAGTTTGCCTAGGGGGATCGGCAGTTCATTTGTAGCGCGAACCTTCTCCATCACGCGCTCGATGAAGTAGTTGAAGATTCGCAGCTCATGGTCGAGGGCTTTGATGAACTCCTCATCTGGCTCGACCCGCATGACAACTTTTGGGAGCACGTCGTGCCAGCATAGGATATCGACCCAGCTGCGCTGGGAAACGTAGAGCTGACCTTGCAACTGCGGCCGGAAACGTTCATGGACCTCACCGGAAATCCAGTATTCGACCTGCGTCTGCGGTAAGGGAGCCTTGATTTCTAAAAGCCCGTCATCGCCGACGAGCCGATCAGGACTGCATCCAACTGTATGATCGTCATCGGTGATAAAGCCCACTCTCTGAACGGTTACGTCTTGATCGAATTCATACCAATCGGCCGCCTCGGCCTCGACAATCAAACCCCGCTCCATCGCGGGTGAATTATAAAACTCAATTTTCTGCTGCAGTATCCGCTCGGCGATCAGGACGCAGGCATATTCCCGCCACTGCTTCGAGGGCCTCCCTTGTGGTGTAATGATTTTGTGGAAGTTGGAGCTGGTTGGGATCCCAAGCTTGAGGCGGTCATACTTTTCCGAGTATTGCGTCACGTCATGATGAAAGATTGGCATGACCGGCCTCTGCCTTGACTATCTGTTCCTCTAGAGTGGTGATGGCCTTGCGGTAGCCGCGGGCAGAAATCGTTGCCACGGCAGCCTCGAGAGAACCGGCTTCCGCAATGCTCCGGGCCTTCATGTATTTCAAAAACTTCGGCCCAACTTTCGCTTTCTTGATGAGCTCAAGAATCGTCTTGGCTTGAGCTGCATCGATCGTTCCTCCCGTCCCATCGTCATCATCCCCGACGACCACGATGTTGAAAATGTTGCAGGCGACGTAACGGCGAAGGTAAGAATTGGTGCTCCCCACCGCCTGCACATTCGATTTGCCACCCGTGGTGTCCAGCGGGGCCGGCATAAAGGAATCCTCATAATGGCCGCCCGGCAGGTGCTTCAGACGGCCCCGGATCACGATGCCGCCGTCCTGCCGCGGTTCGTCGGAATAGGAGAGATCCATATCTTCTTGCGCCAAGAGCGGGCGCAGATGTTTGTCGATCTCCTCCAGTGGAGCGTATTTGAATGCTTCGTAGGCGCCCTTTTGAGGCTTCCCTTGCTCGATTTCGTTCGAGACCGACCGGTTCTTGACGATTTTGATACTGGCGAGCTTCTTCAGGATCCTACCCTTCGCGGCGTTGTATGCGAGCTCGGCCTCCTTCGCCTTGAGGCGCTGATACATCGCCATCATGCGTTCGAGCCTTTCGACATCGGCGTGGGGGCCGATTGCCACCTTTTCAATCAATGACCAAACCGTAGAGGAGCTGTTGTCCGATGGTGGTGTAGACAGTAACCGCTCAATTGCTCGTTCGGT